GACATAGTGTGTCTTTGAGCAAGGGTGGATAGTACACGATTGTTGGATGCAAAGCCCAACTCAAGAACGGTAAAAAACATCAGTCCGTCTAAAAGGTGTCTAGGTGTATTTCTTAGACACATTAGCAGCTAATATAGGCCAACCTATACTTTGTGTTTGACAATGGGTTTCTGATGTGTCTTACTAAATACAAGCAAAGAGGTGACACAATGTACACATATACAATCAATATAGCAAGGAAATACCAGAGAAACCTAAGAGATCATGGGTATAGTCACTATTTCCGTATCGAAACTGATCTAATAAAAGATGAATTAAAAGGGTTGACAAGTGAACTAAGTCTGATCTATCCTGATCCTGACTACAAAATAACTGTCTACCGAAACACAAGAACATCGCAGGAAGTGGAAATATAAAATGTATCATTTAGAATTAGAATATCATGGCGAACACATTCGGATTGAATGGAATGGTCAATCTACATTTAACTTTCAAACGCCTATTGGTGGCGAATGGGTTGACTACCATTGCTTTACTTGCTACGGTATTGAAGACGAAAGAGAGGCATTTGATTATGCCACAGAAATTTTAAACACTTATGGAATGTAAGGAAAACAAAATGAAACTGAAAAAAATAGGCTCAAACATGATTGAAGTAACCAAGTCCAACGGATCATCAATTCTGTTTAGCTATGAAACACCAGTGGCAGGTTATGACAACCTAGGTGCTTTCAGAACGGATCAGCACTATTCAAGCACGACAACAAAGCACATCAATAAATATTTAGGTGGCAAAAGTGTTGGCAGAATATTAGAGCAATCAGCAATCAACAAGCTAGTAGTCGGACGATATGACCCAAGCTAACAGAATTGATACAATGAGGTGACACAATGACACAACACGTTAGAAACATACTCAAGGTATATCGTAGGGCTACTACGGATGACATTGCCAACGGGATTGAATGGTACGATAGAGCCAAACGATATGCAGAATTAATATCTGAAGAAACAAGATTACACTTAAATACAGTTATAGGCGTTATGGCAGCACTATCACCTAATAATAAATGGGAACGTAATGTAATAGATTGTCAACGAATGTGTAATGCTTGGTTAAATGGTGAAGGATTAGATGATTTTAAAGTCTCATGCTATAACAATATGAAACAAAAAGCTTGGTCAATACTAGATGACATTTTGACCAGTGATGATGACATATTGACTAGGCTCAATGGGCAAAAGATACGGTCATTTTATTCTAACATACGTGGACTAGATGAGGTGACGATAGATGGACACGCCTTGAATATTGCACTAGGCAAGGTACAAGGTTTGACAACGTACAAAACTAATATGTCAACTAAAGTTTACAAACAAATGCAACAGGTATATATAAGAGCAGCAAAGAGGGTTGACATAGAGCCTCATGTATTGCAAGCTATTACTTGGACAACATGGAAGAGGGAACACAATATTTAAGGTTGACAACAGATGAATAATATGAAAGAAATACCCAAAGGCAAATGGGCTGTCTATGATAAGAACGGTAAAGTAATAATAATATCAAGAGACAAAAGAGTTTGTCAGAAACTACTAACCAAACTACAAACAGAAAAGGAGTAACAAAATGTTTGTACTATTCGCAACTAAACCACTCAATGATGATACACAAGGTTTTCGTTTTAACTTTCTAGGTCTCAAAGGTCTGACACGTAAACGTCGATGCATGGCACGATATGGCATCAATCAAGGTCAATGTATGAAAGCCTATCACCTAGGTAAACGGTCAGTTTACTTTGAAACTAAGAGTAACAAAACAACAGCAAGAAAATTAAATCATTTTGCAGGTTAACTAAAACACAAAGGAGGCTACGATATGCTACCCGATGAAATGGAGGCTGAGAAAAACAGAAAGATTATCTTAGAAATGACAGATAAGATTGATCTTATGAAAAGAAATGTGTTAGAAGTACAAACACAATTACAAGCAGCATACAAAAGGATTGCTGATTTAATAGAGAAAGAAAGGAAAGAATAATGACTAGATACTACGTTGAATATAGAGAGTTTGTTGGTGACACCGACTGTAAAAGTATATATCTCTATGCAAGTAAACTATCAGACATTCACGAAATAATGGATGAGTACGATCTAGTAGTAGTGGATCAAACAGATTAAAAAGGAGACAAACTAATGCTTATCGTAGCAAGATCAGACTTGACAGGTAATATATCTGCAATGGATATTGATGTCACTCAGGAACAGATCAATGATTGGGAAGGTGGTAGTCTTATCCAAGATGCCATGCCTGACTTGACACCAGATGAAAGAGAGTTTATAATGACTGGCATAACTCAGGAAGAATGGGAAAGTAAATGGGACTAGATAACAAAAATAAAAAGACGACAATAAAACCAAAGTCTAGATCAATAAGTGACTTGGATGATCGTATCTTAGAGGCTGATTGGTTAGAAGAAACAGAAGATCAAATTCGTGAAGTAGAGGAATACTATATTGATAGGATCAGCAAGGGTGACTTGACATACACATCAGACTAGTGTATAGTGCATATGTACCCTTGCCAGAGGCAAGCCCTATTATACAAGTGTTCTTCTAACTTGTCAAGAGGAAAAATAAAATGGATAACATTGACGTTGCAATAAGAGGTGAGAACTACGAAGTCAGTTGGCAAGTAGTAACTGAAGGAGTTTATTACTATGATGATTGGGAAGATAGCCCTACCGCATGGGTTGTCGAACATCCACCTAAGCTTCGTATCCTTTACCTCTATGATGAACAAGGTAATGAGTGGACACAAGATGTCTTGACAAAGAAAGAATACAAGACTATAATGGACATTCTAGAACAAACGTATTGGGACGGAGTGTTTGAGGCGGTGATGATATGATGCAAGAGAGTACCTTTATCCGTAAGGAATCATGCCCTGAGTGTGGGTCAGCCGATAACTTGGCTAGGTATTCAGACGGTCATGCTCACTGCTTCACCCCTGACTGTGGATATAGAGAAAGGGCTAACGGAATGACAGAACAAAGACAACAACAACAACAAACAATCAGGCCAGTACCAACAGAGGTGCTAACGCCTGTGGTCAGAGGGCTGCGTGGAATATCCAAAGAGACAATGGAGTTCTATGGGGTCAAGACATACCTGAACAGTGCAGGTGAAGAGGTCAAGCAAGACTACCCTTACCCGTCAGGCGGTATCAAGACTAGGTTCTTCCCTAAAGATTTCAGAGCCAAGGACTTGAAGGCTGATGAATTATTCGGCATGAACCTGTGGAATGCAGGGTCAGGTAAGATTGTGACCATTACTGAGGGTGAACTGGATGCTATGTCAGCATACCAGATGTGCAAAAACCCTAAGTATAACTCAGCCTTTGTGTCACTACCATCTAGCAATCCAAGCAAACGCATATGGGCTAACGTAACGGATTGGCTCAAGTCATTCGATAAGATTGTATTGTCAATAGAACATGATGACGCAGGTAATTCGATAGCTCAAAGGATAGCTAACCTATTCCCTAACAAAGTCTATCGTATGCAGCACGACAAGTACAAGGATGCTAATGAGTTTCTTGTGGCAGGTCAACGGCAGTCATACTTTCATGCTTGGTTCAATGCTCAGAAGTATACGCCTGAGAATATTATCAATACATCTGACCAGTTCCTTAAGCTATACAACAATGCGGAGCATCATGTCTACGTCAAGACAGGCATACAGGACTTCGATGATCTGTGTATGGGCTTGATGCAGGGACACTTCACACTGTTCAAGGCACAGACAGGCATAGGTAAGACTGAGTTCATGCGGTACTTAGAGTATCATATCCTTAAGGAATATCCTGACGTACCCATTGCTGCATGGCATATGGAAGAAACAAAACTAAGAAGTATCTTAGGTCTTGTGTCCTACCACTTAGGTACTAACGTGACACGCAAGGACTTGATCGAACAGGAACAGGCACACGAAGTAGTACAAGAAGCTATCGTTGACCTAACCAAAGACGAGAAGCTATACCAATTCTTTTTGAATGATGAGGATGATCCTCTTGACATTCTTAATCATATCAGGTATCTTTCTCAGGCATGTGGTGTTCGGTACATATTCTTTGAACCGATACAGGACATAGCTGCTAACATGGCAGGGGATGAGGGCAAAGAACAATTCCTAGCTGATCTGTCTGTCAGACTATCAAAGTTAGCTGCTGAGTTAGGTGTCGGCATCATTACTATTGGACACACCAACGATGATGGTGCTGTCAAGTACTGCCGCATGATTGAGCAACGTGCATCTGTTGTTGTCGAACTACAGAGGGACAAGATGGCAGAGGATGCTGATGAACGTAATACAACAAAGCTATTGGTCACTAAGAACAGACCAGTTGGGCCAACAGGATATGCAGGTCAACTCAAGTTTAACCCTGCGTCCTTTACACTAGAGGAAAAGTATGGAGACTATTGATATATGGATGATGGTCTCAGGTATCATATACCTATTTGGTTCTGTACTACACTACCTTCATATCGTTACCATCTTCCATCTTCTGGACAGACATGAGGAAATGGATCATACAAAGGCTGCAATGCTTTCAGCTATATGGCCTGTGACAGTAGTGCAGATTTTATTAGGATACTATGATGACTAAGACAGTTGCAATGGACATTGAGACAGATGCACTGGATGCTACACGTATTTGGGTTATCTGCTCTAAAGATGTAGACACAGGAGAGACAAACCAGTTCTTGAATGTTGATACAATACCAGAGGAAAGGGGGAGGTTCCTTGAGTTTTGTAGCACAGTTGACCGTTTTGTTTTCCACAATGGGATTGGTTTTGACGTTGATGTTATCAACAGATTGGTCAAGAAAGATTGCATCAATCCTTTTATGGTTATTGATACTCTTGTTCTGTCTCGCCTTATAAACTACGGACTAAAGGGTGGGCATAGCCTCAAGTCTTGGGGTAAAAGACTAGGTGATTTCAAGATGGACTTCAATGATTTCTCTGTCTTGACCCAAGAAATGATTGACTACTGCCATCAGGATGTGGTTGTCACAGAAAAACTATACAAGAAGTTCTTGCCAGTTATACAAGACACTGCATGGAAGGATGCTATCAAGTGTGAACACGAAATACAAATACTATGTGAAGAAATGACAAGCAATGGTTTCTACTTTCAGAAAGAAACTGCTGACCACTTACTTGATGAAATAGAACTACGTATGGTAGAACTAGAGGAAGGATTTCAGGTAGACTTTCCACCACAACTAGAAGAGGTGAATAGAATACTCTACCGCAAGAAGAAAGATGGCTCACCAGTAGCAGGTGTAGCTAATGCAATAGTAAAATATGCTAAGACAAAGGTTGACAAATCAGTTTACCCTGCACAGTTGATATGTTATGATTGGGTAGAGTTCAACCCTGCCTCACCTAAGATGCGTATAGAAAGACTATGGGACGCAGGTTGGAAACCAGTGGACAAAACCAAAGGACACATTGAGTATGACAGAGAAAATAAAAGATCGTGGGGCTAAGTTTGCTAGGTACGGATGGACACTATCTGAGACAAACCTTAGCACACTGCCTGAGACAGCACCCACAGGAGCCAAACGATTAACTGAGTGGTTGACCCTTGAGGGACGCAGAAGCTCACTGGTGGAGTGGCTAGGGCACTGTGGTGACGATAGCCGTATTCATGGTAGGTTTCAGGGTATCGGTGCATGGACAGGACGTATGGCTCATAGAGCACCTAACCAAGCTAACATACCTGCTGAGTTTCATGGCGATCCTACATCATCAGTTGATGAGGTAAAGAATAAGTATGACGGACAGTTCAGGGCATTGTGGTCAGTACCAAAAGACAGTTGGTTGGTTGGTACAGATGCTGAAGGTATCCAACTAAGAGTATTGGCACACCTAATGAAGTCAGAAGAATATGTCTATGCTATTGTGTCAGGTAAGAAGGAGGATGAGACAGACATACACAACCTTAATCGTAAGGCTCTAGGTATGTCACATATCACTAGGGACATGGCTAAGACATTCATCTATGCCTTTCTACTAGGGGCAGGTACAGCTAAGATCAGTCAGATACTTAAGGTCAATCAACGTGAAGCCAAGCAAGCTGTTGATAACTTTATGCAATCTATTCAAGGACTTGCTGACCTAAAGAAGAAGGTCATACCTCATGTAGCTAAACGTGGGTACTTCAAAGGGTTGGATGGACGTAAAGTTGTCGTACCATCTGAACACAAGACACTGGCAGGAATGTTACAGAATGGTGAGAGTGTCATAATGAAACACGCAGCCTTGCAATGGGTAAGAGTAGCCAAGCTACAAGACATACCCTTCAAGCTAGTGACATGGCCTCACGATGAATGGCAGACAGAAGTAAAAGGATCGTATCAGTTAGCTGAACAGTTAGGTGATATGCAAAGGCAGAGCATCGTGGATACAGGGGCTAAGTTCAGTATGCTATGTCCACTAGCAGGATCGACAGACATAGGCAAGAACTGGAAGGATACCCATTGAGTATACTAGGACCAATTATTTGTATCTTTCCTATAATTTACCTCTTGACAAGCTATGTCTTTTTGTGTATATTAGATAAATCAGCAACGCCTAAAGGAGATAACAATGGCAAAAGCTAAAACTAAATATGGTGTATTTGAAGGCTCACTTTATTATGCCCGACTACACACCGAAAATATGGACGACAGTGAGTACCATGAACGTACTCAAGGTCAGTACAATACTGTGTTCATCCCAAAGGATGACGAAGAAATCAACCGCATGGTAGACCTTGGGTTCCCTACTGAGTCCATGGGAAACCAGATGATCAAGGAATACAGTGTAGCTGATGGACGTAAGGGTATGAAACTCAAACGTCCGAATGTTCATCCATCTGGCATCGAAGACTTTGGTGGTGCTCCTGCTGTAACCAAGGGTGTAACCAACTCCCCTTGGGATTACATTGAGGATGGTGCTCTAGGTAATGGCACTACAGCCAAGGTAAAAATCTCTATCTATGGGACAGGTTCGACAGCATCTGTTCGACTAGAGAAGGTGGGTATCTTGGAGCATGTTCCATACGAGGAACTAGAACTAGAGGATCGTTGGTAGGATGAACAACAGGCGCAACCCAATGGCTAAGGACTTGAGGCAACCCAAGTACAAGCCAAGGGTTGTGCCTGACAAGAAGAAACCTAAGCCAGTACGTAAAGAGAAACACAAAGGAAAAGAAAACAAAGAATGTTAGGTGTAAGTGGAATAGTATTGTGGCAATGGTGGATACTTCTAATGGTAACTATCAACACATCCATCAATGTTGTAGTATTCTTCAAGCATAGGTTCAAAGGATCAAAGGATGATTGAGGCAACATACATAGACCATATGGGTAGTGACCTGTCTGTCGTTAATGCAGCTAGGGTTAGCTTTGGTAAGAAGAGTGAGCTTGAGTGCATTGATATGGTCAAGGGTGTTTATGTCATGTCACAGAAAGATACCAAACTAATCCAGTACCTAGCTAAGAACAAGCACCTGTCACCTTTCGGTCATGCCTTTGCATCCTTCCATATCAAAGCACCTATCTTTGTGGCACGACAGTTAGTCAAACATAAGTTCCTACGGTGGAATGAGATTAGCCGCAGGTATGTGGACAGTGACCCTGAGTTCTACTATGTAGATAAATGGAGAGGACGTAGTGAAGACAAGAAGCAAGGCTCTAGTGGTACTGTGGATGTCAAAGGTTTAACAAACTTAGGTTCAGCTAATTGGGCCTCCGTAAACACATACCATTCTTTACTTCAATTAGGTGTATGCCCTGAGCAAGCACGTATGGTATTACCACAGAATACCATGACCGAATGGTACTGGTCAGGTAGCTTGGATGCATTCTCAGATATGTGTGTGCTACGTTGTGCCAGTGATACCCAAGCTGAGACACAAGAGGTGGCTAATCAAATCAGTCACAAGATGCACGAACTATTCCCTGTGTCATGGATGGCACTAGCTAAAGAAAGGAAATAAAATGAATGAAGCAGAGATATATACAGTAATTTGTATTGCCTTTTGTGGTGTTGTAATTGGTTTTATACTTGGACTTAAAGCAGCATGGGCTGATGCCAAAGAACTTTATTGGCCTTATATCTTTGGAGATAAGAAATGATACTTTCAGATACTTTACTGTGGCTTATCTGTATTAATTTTGGATTGACAATAGGTCTTCTTCTCATAACATACGACATGAAAAAGAAACTATTCAACAAGGATAAGTAAAGTGTACGCAGTTGAGATTGAAATTGAGCTAGGTGAGTTTACTTATGTCCGTAAGGAGAACCCTTGGACAGAAGAGCACAAGGTTTGGGTGTTCAGTAACCGTGGTGAGGCAGAGGAAGAAGCTAAACGATGGAACACAGGAAGAGTTGTGTCTTACATCAGGCCAATGTCCAAGAGTGAAAGACAAAGATCAAAAGAGAAAGGTCAAGGTAATGTCTAAACAAGTGCTAGTAGATGGAGACACCTTTGCCTATCGTGCTGCTTTCTCTTGTGAAGACAGTAGCTTAGACGATGCAATTGATAAAATAGATGAACTTATAGATGATGCTTTGAACAAGGTTATGTGGGAAGTATCTTCGGATGGGTTTCAGGTGTTCCTTACTGGCAAAGGTAACTTCAGGTATGACATAGCTACTACCCATGAGTACAAAGGAAACAGGAAGGGAGCAGAAAAACCCCAACACCTACAAGGCATCAGGGATCACATGATAGCTGAGTGGGGTGCTATAGTATCTGAGGGTGAAGAGGCAGATGACCTCATAGGTATCTGGTCTACTGACTATGGGTCTGATTGTCTTGTTGTGTCAATAGACAAGGACATGATGCAGCTACCCTGTCATCACTACAACCCTAACAGACGGTCATTCTCTAGGGTATCCAAGGTAGAAGGTAATAGGTTCTTTTATTCACAGATACTGACAGGAGATAAGGCTGACAACATTATAGGTCTATACGGCATAGGCCCAAAGAAAGCTGATAAGATACTTGAGGACTTTGATAGTGAAGAGGATATGTACGAGGCTTGCCTGAGAAGCTACAATGGTGATGAAGATAGAGTGATAGAAAATGGTAGACTTCTGTGGTTGCGTAGGTACGTAGGTCAAATATGGGAGCCGCCTAAATGCACTACCGATCAGGATTAGAGGAACGTACAGCCAAGTATCTGAGAAGTCTAAAGGTTAAGTTCACATATGAAAAGATGAAAATCAAGTGGCAAGACTTGAGATACAGAACTTACACACCTGACTTCGTACTTGACAACGGAATAATAATTGAGACAAAGGGACGGTTTATTCCCTCAGACAGAAGCAAACACTTAAGGATAAAAGAACAACACCCAGACCTAGACATAAGGTTTGTCTTCAGTAATCCTAGTGCTAAACTATACAAAGGTTCTAAGTCTACATATGCGAGTTGGTGTGATAAGTATGGTTTTAAATACGCAAAAGAAAAAATACCTGTTGAGTGGATAAAAGAAAGGAAAGGTACTTGACAATGTTTGACGAAGAGAGTAAAATACGTGCTCTTGCTGATAATTATGACCTAGAATTTTTACTGGCAGAGAGTGATGTAAGGGTCATACACGTTATCAAGTACCTAGTTGACGAAGGTTTCTTAGACCTTGATGACTACTTTAACTTTGATGCTGAAATAGAAGAATGGAGAAGAATAGAGGAATGATAAACGGTGATGACATAGAAGCTTTCAAGGCTTACCACTCATATGATTTAACCTTAAACGAATACCAACGCAAGGCTAGAGAGACAGCCATCTACCCTGCAGGTGCTTCGATAATGTACCCTGCCTTGGGACTAGCAGGGGAAGCAGGTGAGGTAGCTAACAAAGCTAAGAAGATTATTAGGGACAACAAACTAGACAGAGAAGGTATGGCAAAAGAACTAGGGGATTGTCTATGGTATATGGCTGCACTAGCTAGAGACTTAGGATATAACCTGTCAGACATAGCTCAGAATAACTTAGATAAACTAGAACGTAGAAAAAAGAACGGCACAATTAAAGGGAACGGTGATGATAGATAACTATTTACCAACTGACTACCAAACATTTATAGCTACTAGCCGTTATGCACGATGGTTAGAGGACGAACAGTGCCGTGAGAGTTGGGCTGAAACAGTTGATCGTTACATGGATAATGTTGTTAAACGTACATTGGACATGGACACAATAGCTATTGCCTCAGAAATCAAAGAGGCTATCCTTGGCTTAGAAGTTATGCCTAGCATGAGAGCTATGATGACAGCAGGTGCTGCCCTAGATAGAGACAACACATCAGGATACAACTGTAGTTACCTACCCGTAGATGATCCTAAGTCCTTCGATGAGGCTATGTTCATCCTCTTGTGTGGTACTGGTGTCG